ATCTTGTCGATGGCCTCGATCATGTTCGCTTTGTCATGCTCGTATCTTTTGGCAAACTCTTCTCTCAGCTCAGCGCCTACAACTTCTTTGTTTTCTTTGATCTTGTTGTCCCATGCCTCTTGAATGCTGTTTCTTACATCTTCCGAGATCGCTCCTGATTCAACAAGTTTTGATATCGCATCAATCATTTTATTTCAGGTCCTTTATTATGTTTGTTAAAGCTTCTTTGAGAAACTTCTGTGCTTTTGGGTCATTTCTAACTTCAGCCGCCAAACCTTTCGCCATGTTACCACCCTTGGTGTTCATCAGGTGTTCGTAAATTGGCGTAGGATAAGCACCAGGTGCCGAAGGTTGGGCCACAACATCTACCGTGATGATCTCGAAGTCTGAAACTTCACCGCTTCCGTATTCGTTCATGTTTCCAGAACCCCTACTTGAAACGCCCAGTTTCACACCCGATTCCAACATGGTCTTGACAAGTTGGCCCATTGGTGTTGGCAGGATCTTCATCTTGCCGTATCCATTTGGTCCGTCCATCCACATCTCAGTGATCATGTGAGACACACGGTCCAAATTAATCTTTAAATCATCCGGGTGATCCACCTCACCTAACACGGAGTACCCTGAACTAATCTGGTCATTCAGTGTCTTGGTCGCTTTCGCGATCTCAGAAACTGGATAGATCCTCTGATTAGCGTTCTTGATCCCACCTTGGATACAGATGCCCTTCATGTACAAATCCTTACCGTCTTTTCCCTCGTGTAAGACCTGTACCCTGGCCTGATCAAATGTAAGATTCTCCCTTAGGTATAGTGATGTCATCCAATGATCTCCCTTAAATCAACAATTACTTAGAAGCAACTGGTGATTTTGCTGACTTGTCTGAATGATCCGCAGTGTCCGCCGCTTTCGCTGGACTCATTTTTCTTGAGTCTTTACCGCCTTCATTCGCATATCCGCCTGCCATCTTCTGTGCTGTAGGTGCCGGTCTGCCTTTTTCTTCTGCAGATCCTTTAGCGATGTTGTCACCGCCTTTTGGCATCTTTGTTCCAGCATCCTTGACTGGTGATTTTGCTGACTTGTCTGAATGGTCTGCGTTGTCAGCCGACTTAGGATTCTTGTATTCTTTTACAGTTTCCTTAGTTGCTTCTTTGCTTTCCATTTCAACTTCTGGAGTTAATTCTGGTGCAACTTCTGGTGCTAGAGCTTCTTCTTTTTCCTCTTCTTCACCATCTTTCTTGCCCATCATTGCTTCGAATTCTGCTTTTAGTTCATCTAAAGCGTCTTCCAAGTCCACAACTCTGTCTTCAACATCGCCTTCGTCTCCGTTGTCAGCGTCCATGTCTGCTGGCATCTCTTCGCCGTTGTCAGCATCCATTTCGCCTTCTTCTTCGGCTGAGATGTCTTTGACCAATTCGTCAGTGGCGTCACCGCCTACTTCTTCGATTGATTCTTCTTCAGTTGTTTCTGACTCAGTTGCTTCGTCTTCAATCTCTACAACTTCGTCTACTTGCTCATCTTTAGACTCTTCTGAAGTTTCTTCAACTTTGTCGTCCTCTTTAGACTCCTCTGTTTCTTTAACTTCTTCGTCTTTTGATTCTTCTTTTGCCTCAGCAGTCACTTCTTCATCTGCTAGGTTTTCGTAGATGTCTCTAGACTTCTCTACTACGATTTCGTGGAAAAGGGCTTCTGCCTTTTCGTTTTCTTCGTTGATTAGTAATTCTAATAACGATTCAAATTTATTAGTTGACATGTTTACACGTGCTCCTTTGTTTTTAAGCGATTTGTACTTATAAGTGTTTGTATTTACTGATTAAGGGTCAAAACGGTGGTGTAATTGGTGTCAAAACCGGTGATTTTGGCTAGATTTTTATCTGTAGGTCGAATTGGGACAGGAATTCCTCGGTTGTGGGGTGATCTATGTTGCCTGCCCACTCGATGTCTTTGGGCTTGAACCAACCCTTGGGTATCACGCGGTGGAATCGCACGTCCTTGAAGTCTTGTAGGCAACGTTTGGTTTGGTTCATCCAGTTGCCATAGAATGTGGCTTCGTCGTTTTTCTTCTTGTAGTTGCGTGTGTCACCAAATACATTATTCAATGTAAACCTTTTTCCTTGATTGTGCCCTTGATAATCAAAACCCAGTATGTAGATCTCCTTGAAGCCGTGCTCGCAAGCCATCCTCAATGCTGTTGGACCCGAGCTCCAACCCAGGCTGGGCTTGAACCAGTTCACATGATTCAGTATCTTGGGGTGTTTGTTGTACTGTGCGTTGAAATTTGACCATACTTTATTATGTACCATGTAGTCGGTCTCTGCTATCTCGAACACCATTTTAGGATCTACTGCTATCAGGAAGTGTGGTCTGTGTGTCCTGTACACGGCGTTACAGGCGAATACTGTGCCCTTTTCCTTGAGATCGTTGATTTCGATGCCCCTACGGGACTCACCGTTGCCTAGTACGAATGCTATTGATGACATTATAACTCTAAGTTATCTGTGCCTGCGGGTTGTCCGTACATCTTTTGGACGAATACCGCTTCTTCCTTCTGTTGGGCCTCGTGTGCTTCGGAGGCCAACCTCATAGAGTTGATCTGCTTGAGTGTTAATCTCGTCTTCCTGGTGTCTTCACTGTCCAAGATCGAGATGTCGTTCTCGGGTTCGTAGGTCTTGTCTTGCTCAAACCCATCTGCGCCGTATGTGAAGAATTCAAAAAGTTTCATTTTGCGTATTTAACCTTAGACGGTGCCTCCGCCGCCTGTACCGCCCGGTGTTGTCCCACCGCCTCCTGGTGTCTGCCCCGGCTGGCCTGGTTGTGGTGATCCTGGTTCTGGTGCCTCGGCGTCTGCTGTTGGTTCCTCGAATTGGTCTAGGTCCGTGCTAATGCCCGACTGCGTGACTCCGCCAGTCCTCAATTCATTGTTCTTGGTCTGTTTCTTCTGTGGCACGTTGTTCTCTTCGGCCCAGAGTTCTGCATTCCTAGCCATCTCTTCTTCTGTTAGTCCTAGATATCTTTTCAGCGCGAATCTCTTACTCATGTAAGGCAGTTCCGCCACCTGTGTGAATGTGCCCACTCTCGCTTGGTCCATCTCCGTCTGTCTGTACTGCGCGAAGTTCTGTGGTGGATTCAGTTTCAGCTCGAACATTCCGTTGTCGATGTTGTAGCCTTTTGATTTGATCCACAGTTTGAATTCCTCATCGAACGTTCCGGCCAACATTGATTGTAGTCTGGCACAATACTTGTTGAATCTCAGTTCCTGTATGTACGCGGTTCCAACCCTACCGTCGTTGTACTGTTGCTGTCCGTCTTCCGCTCCTGTGGGTAGGTATGAACTTGGAATCCTTAGACCCCTGAACAGTTTGTTTGTGAAGTATCTTAGGTCATCTATCTCGCCTAGGTTAGTACCGCCCGGTAACGTGTCTACCTTAGAACCCCTACCTTCTGCCGTCTGAGGAAAGAAGTAGTCCTCGTTGATACTCATCGGGTTGTATGTTGCGTCTATGAAGTTTGCTCCACCCGATGCGCTTGGTATCCTTCTCTGGTTGATCTCGTTCTTCACCCTCTCCACGAACTGCATGGCCAGGTGTGTTGGCATGTTACCCACGTCGATGTAGAACACCCTCCTCTCAGGTGCTCTCTGTACCCTGTAGATGATGATTGCGTCTTCTAATAATTCTTTCTGTTTATAAACCTTGAACACTTGTTCTAACACAGATTGTCCAAACGGGAACAGATTGTCCAATCCGTCTGACATCGACATGTGTATCACGTGTTCAGCATTGATGTTGTAGGCGTTCATGGTCTTGTAGAATCTGCCTCCGCCGTTTCCGCCAGCGAATCCGCTCATGTTGTTGGTGGCCCCCGCGTTGGCATAGCTCTGTCCGTATGCCGCTGTGCCTCCACCTGTTGTTCCACCACCACCATATGTTTGGTTAGGTGTGATCTGTGTTGCAGAAAGCCTTTGTAGGTTTGGATTGATATCTCTGATCACATACTGTTCTGGCTTCTTGCCCTCTGATTCGTTCACGACGATCCTGTCAACTTTTGCGTTGTCCACGTACAACCATTTCATGGTCTCTGGATCCCTGACGAAGAAACAGTCTCCGTATTTCAACGCATTTCTAAAAATTCTAAATATTCGTTTGCCGAACTTGTTGGCCTTGGTCCATTGCTGGAGTGCTTTCTTCAACAACTTGACCTCATGCTCGGTTGTCTCATCCTTGAACACTATGTCGAACGGTGTCTCGTTTTCTGTGTTCAACTGTGTGGAGAATTCCGCCAGGATGTCCAGCGCCGCGTTGATCTCGGAGTCCGAGTCCATCTGATCATACTGGAAGTACCTCTGTATCCTGTTGGGGTGTCCGGTGTACACGTCCGGCAAGTAAGAACTGTAGTTCCTCTTGGCGAAGTTGGGCACCTTCTCGCCTGATATGGGAGAGAGGTTAGCGTCTTTGAAGTATTTTTTCCAAGCCATACTTTATTATACTAGACTTCCGCCCATGTTAGCA